CTTAATAAAACTACTGAAACAGTGGTAAGTGAAATCCTTAAAATTCAACGTCAGGATTTTGCTAACGGTCTAACCGAAAACTGTGGTGCTTCAATTGATGTAATCTACTTGGTTCATAAATTGGCTTCACATAAACGCTATACAAATAACGTAAAAGCTTCAAGCATCGCCACTGACTGTGTTATTTTTGACTCAGAAAACAACGAAGCATTGAAGTTCGCTAAACCTCTTACTAAACGTGCGCAGAACTCTGCATACGCTATGGTTCGTAAAGCTGTAACAGCTTAATGTTTGGGGCGTGTATCTGGAGTTCTAAGTTACCCAGTGCGCCCCTCTTTTAATCAATTGTAGTTGTATTGAACTTCTACAACACTGAAATGAGTAAATAAAATGAGTAAAAAAACATCAGTATCTCAGAAAGCGTGTCACTCTCGTTACAACAACGACGTTCGCTGGAAGACAAACCGCATTGCTAAACTAGAGAAACACCTAGAGAAGCATCCTGAAGACGTTATCGCTAAAGCTGCAATCAAAGCAACACAAACTGCGACTTCTCCACGTCGTTCGGGTTATAAGTCTAAGCACCCTAACCGCACATCTGGTCGTCTAGTTCTTCAACTAGAGCGTATCATCAAAGGCGCAGCAACCGCAGAACAATTCGTTCGTGAAGTTAAAGCTGTAGTAACAACTGCTAAGAAAGATCGTAAGCCTCGTTCTAATCAAGCATAATTTTCAAAAGGGAAGATCTTCGGATCTTCCCTTTTTCATTTCTAAATCTTTTTAAAATAAGTATTGACACAATACTATAATTCCACTATTATAGCCCCATAGAAACGAAACATACTTGTTAAAAAAATAAAAGAGGATTTAAAAATGAACTTTAAACTTACTGATAATCGTTATGCTAACCGTCGTATCATCAACGACATGATTGATTCAATCAATACAAAGTGCTTCGAGAAATGTAAAGCATCTGGTTGGCATCCATTAATCCGTGCTGATGTTCACGTAGCAGACCGTCTTAGTGATCGTGAATTTCCATGTGAAGAGTTTTACGTAATATTAAAACGTCTAGCTACTTTACACGAAGATGAAATCCTATCAATGTGTAACGATGTATTGGAAGGTAACCCAAAACCAATTCGTATTAATGTTTATGGTCATGGTGCTTGGATGGTTGGAGTTACAATTAATGTATTCGATCACCACAAAACGTTTCACATTAATGTCCGTACATGCTATAAAGAACGTAATATGACACATCGTTGCCGTAATGTAGATGTCAAACGTATTTTTACTCGTGGTGTTCCTGAGTGGATTTCCAATCCATCTGAATATGTAGAACCAACATTTAGCAAAGAAGGTGACAAATAATGAATAAGCGTCCTGTAATTTTAACAGACATCGATGGTATATTGGTATCTTGGGCTTCAGGTCTACCGTTTTTCGCAGCAAAGCATAATATGCCAACTGATGTAATGATTGAGATGTGTGTTGATGAACGCTTCCGTCCAATGTCAGAAATATTTGGTTGTTCCGAAGAGTTTGCTGAAAAGTTGATGTTTGAATATAACAACTCAAGCTTCATTCGTTACCTACAGGGTTACTCTGATGCACTTGTAGTAGTTAACCGTTTGAAAGCTAAGTACGATTTTGTTGGTATCACTGCGTTGGGTAATACTCCAGCTGCTTCATTGAATCGTATTGCTAACTTGAATATTTTATTCCCTAGTGCTTTCAAAGATTTAATGGTTGTTAACTACAACGAAAGTAAAACTGGTCGTTACTTGGAAGCAAAGAAAAAGTACGGTGATCGTATCGTATGCTTCATTGATGATTTGTCTATGAACTTAGAAGACGCTCACAATGTAATGAGTACTCTTCCATTAATTCACATGATTCGTGGTCAACGTGATGTACCTAAGTGTAAAGTCAAAACAATGAGTAACTGGTTTGATGTCGAAAACTGGTTATTGGCAATGGAAAAGGAACTTGATACAATTACCGAGTTCGAAAACGCTAACGATTCAACCCTAGGGGATCTATAATGATTTTAAGTATTTTAAATCAAATCGCAGCAACAAGTAAAACAACCGAAAAGTTAAAGATTGTAAAGCTATATAAAAATGATCCAACTCTGAAAAATACTTTCCGTTTGGCGTACAATAAGCGTATTAGCTTTGGCATCAAGAAGATTCCAGAACGTCAAATTTATCGTGGTATTATCTCATTAGATAAAGCTATGTATGAACTTGAATATCGCTTTGCAACTCGTGAATTAACTGGAAATGCTGCAATCCAGCGTCTACAAGAAATCATGGGTTCAATGAATGAAAATAATGCTGAAGTAATTCGTCGTATCATTCTTCGTGATCTTGAGTGTGGATGTTCAGAAGGTACAGCAAACAAGGTATGGGGAGCTGACTTAATACCAAGTCAACCTTGTATGAAAGCATCATCACAAAGTGATAAGACGCTTGCTAACATCCGTTATCCAGCGATTGCTCAGTTGAAAGCTGATGGTACTCGTTGTATGATCATCAAAGAGAAAGGTGAAGTTACAGCTTGGTCTCGTAATGGTAAACAGTTCCAAGGGATCGAACATATTCTTGACTTGGTTAAGAACTTACCCGATGACAACTTTGTAATTGATGGTGAATTAATTTACAAGAGTGATGTTAACAAAGTACAAAATCGTGTTGTTCATAACGGTAACTTCTGTGCTACCGAACTTGGTAAACCCCATTCTGGTCTTGGATTCTTGTTTGGTGAACCTGAACCAGAAGTTGAACTAAGTAAATCTAAAGATTTCAAAGACGTACTAGACCGTCAGACTGGTAATGGTATCGTTGGTAAATCCCTTAAAGGTACTCTTAAACCAAAAGAAGCTAAAGGCATTGTATTTCAGTGTTGGGATTTCATCTCTTCTCACAACTACTGGAATGGCATAGCTAAGGTACAATACAAGCACCGTATGGTTGCTGCACAGATGGTCATCAATGACATCAACAGTCCTTACCTAGAGTGGATTGAGACCCACGTAGTTAACTCGTTAGCAGAAGCTAAGGTGATTTACCAGTCTTACATTGACCAAGACCTAGAAGGTATCATCCTTAAAAACATGGATGGTATTTGGGAAGATAAACGTTCCAAAGACCAAGTTAAGTTTAAAGCAGTAATTGACATCGATATGATTATCGTTGGTCATTACGCCCACGACAAAGATCCAAATAAACTTGGTGGGTTGACAATTCGTTCTAAGTGTGGTCTAATTGAATGTAACGTAGGTTCTGGATTTAAAGATGGTAAAGCTTCTATGGAAATGGAAGAACGCCATGAACTAGACCGCACATTACTGATGTCGATTGCATTAACCTTGTATGATTCGGTACTTGAATGTGAATGTAATGGTGCTGTGAAACGCAAGAAACCGAAAGAAGGTGAATCACCTTATAAACTGTTCTTACCAATTGCTAAATGTATCCGCTTCGATAAGAATGCGATTGATGCAAATACATACGAAGAAATCTTCGGATAATAAAATTCAAGGGGATCGAAAGATCCTTTAGGAGACCCAATGAATAAGATGAATGAAATTTACTCAGTGTGTAAATCAAATTGGAAAAATGGTTACAAGCGCAATAAAGGATTGGAAGAAGCCAAGAAACTAATCCCTTCGATTACAGAAGAACTATACGGACGTGTATTTCGTAATATGATTTACAATGAACTTGGAGTGGCAAAACGGTATAAATCATGGAATTAGATTATATCAATGCGTTCGATGCAAATGCAGATTGGATTGAGTGTGGCGAGGACTTCTTTGCTGAAGTCCACCACACAGAAGGATTTTTGGAGCAAGTTGGGTTAAAATCTGGCGATATTGTATTATGTCAACATGTAGAAAAACTACGAAGCTCGGTTAGACGCAATGTTAAAACATTAATTTTCAAAGATTTGAAATCATGTCCAATAATCGTCACACCAGCGCAAGACCATGAATGGAGTATGTTAGTATTTTCGGGTCGCCCTGATGGTACTGGATTCATTAATGACGAATGGAAACAAAAGGCATTAAACTTTTTAGGTGGAGAGTGGAATAATGATTAATATTAAATTAGCTCAAGTACGTGGGTTAACTAATGCGGAAATTGCAAAAGTTGAATCGCTGCAATTGTTCCGTAAATCATTAGAGAAACAAATGAAAGAGACCCCAATTGATGATGTAATTAAACAACATCAATTATTCAAAGCATGGAAAGAAAACGAATTTAAGTTGCAAGAATTATGGAAGTTTGAGATAAATTCAACCTACCATAAAGATTACTTACTAACTCATTGTTGCTGTCCAACCATGGACAATCATCTTCATTGGTTATCTAAATCTGGTCTACGTAGTATTAACTATAATTGCATCTATCATGGCAAAGGCTACGATTCAAAGAACATTCAAATCGAAAAAGTAATTTAAAGGAATGAACTAATGGCTACTTACGCAGAACGTTTTAAACGTACTTACGCAGTAATGGAAAAAGAATATGACCGTGTGGTAAATCAACCAGATGGAATACATCGTTACGAAGAATTGAAAACTGGAAAATATCAATTCAATCTAATGTGGCTTCGTAATTCTGCTAATCTATGGGAAGACTACGTTGAAGATTCAGAAATGATTATCAATGGATGTCAAATGGATCCTAATCACCCAGACAATCTATCTGCATACGTTTGGGAATGTTTCAAAGTTAATCATTAATTGTTTCATTCAAAGGAGAGTATGATATACTCTCCTTTTTTACGAGTATACAAAATGAACACACGTGATGTTTTTATCAACAAAAGCGTTTGGTCTAAGTTCACCGAACAAGAAATGATAGATTACCAAGAACTTGTTTTCCAATTCTATCGTAGTCATGGATTCCCATACTTCCCAAATGACAAGCCTACTCGATTCACTGAGTACATGAAATTAATGAAGTACAAGGGTGTACCACTGAAAGACGGTGTGCTTACTCAAACCATGCATGGTCTATCTCTAGCTTGGAGTTACATGCCACATAGTTGGGAAGTTGTGTGCAACGATAAGTTGACACCAATGGAAGTTTTCAACGATGACGATCTACTGAAGAAAGTAATTGCAAAACGTATCAAGATTGGTGATAATATGTCACACAACGGATTACGCAAAATGCTGAAGATGTACACTGGTGTCCAATCGGTTAGCAACTTCCGCCCTACGGCTGCATACGCTCTCTACACCCACTTCTGTGAATATGGTGATACTGTATTGGACATGTCTAGTGGCTTTGGTGGACGCATCCTAGGGGCTATGAAGGCTAAGGTTAAGTACATTGGTTACGACCCTTCAGTGTTGGCTCATGAAGGTGTACGCAAGTTAGCAGGAGACTTCAAATATGATTGTCAACTGTTCTGTGATGGAAGTGAGAACATCAATCTCCCACCAAACAGTGTGGACTTTGCATTCACTTCTCCACCATATTTTGATACTGAAAAGTATTCAGATGATGCTGGTCAAAGTTATTTGAAATACAAAACCACAAACGATTGGCTGAATGGGTTCATCAAAGATACATTTACCAACGTTTATAGCTGTCTGAAAGATGGTAAGTATATGCTGATTAACGTAGCAAACGTACCCAACTACAAGACGCTTGAGCAAGATGTAATTGACATGGCTATCTCATGTGGATTTGTACACGAAGATACTTGGCAATTAGCATTAAGTAAACCACCAAGTAAAAATAAAACTGGTTATAAGTACGAGCCTGTTTTCGTGTTCAAGAAAATCAAATAACTGTTTACTTTATCAAGGGGGAGTGTTATACTCTCCGTTATTTTGGGGTATAATTATGAAATATATGGGTTCAAAGTCACGAATCGCAAAACATATAATTCCTATAGTGACAAAACATAGGTCAGATAACCAATATTACTCAGAACCATTTGTGGGTGGTTGTAACATGATAGATAAAATTACTGGAAACCGTGGAGCATCCGATACAAATCCATATTTAATTTCTATGTGGGTAGGATTGAGTAATGGATGGATGCCTCCAGAAGAGATTTCTCGTGATTTGTATAATAAGTGTAGGGATGTATACAATAAATTAAAGTTTAATACATCTAAACTCACAAAAGAACAAAGTGCTCTAATTGGATACGTTGGATTTAATGGTTCATATGGTGGTCGGTTCTATGATGGTGGATACGCTGGAATCACGAAAACCAAACAAGGAAAAGAGCGCAATTATCCAAAAGAAGCATACTCAAACGTAATGAAACAGATAGAAACAATCAAGGGTGTTGAATTTCTATGTGCGAATTATAAAGATTTGAATCACCCAAGTAATAGCATAATATACTGCGATCCTCCGTATAACGGAACCAAGGAATACAAATCTGCCATTGAGTCTGGATTCAATTCAGGTGAATTCTGGGAATGGTGTCGTAATCAAACAAACCTAGGTCATACCGTTTTCATTAGCGAATACTCAGCACCAGAAGACTTCATTTGCATTTGGAGTCAAGTGGTAAAAAGTAGTTTATCAGCAAATGGATTAATTGGTGGTAGTAAAACAAGTGTAGAAAAATTATTCATTCATAAAAGTTTAGCTCACTTATATAATTAGATGTTTACTTTAATGGAGAGTGTGTTATACTCTCCAGTATTCCGTGGTACATAATAAGTACCGAATTTAAAACTAAATCATGGTGAAAAATGATTACTGATATGAAAGATACAGAAATCCAGTTCTTAATCAATAAAGAACAGATTCGTCAAACCGAACACATTGAATTAATTGCTAGTGAGAACTATGTTTCCCAAGATGTACTAGCTGCTCAAGGTTCGATTTTAACAAACAAATACGCTGAAGGTTATGCTGGTAAGCGTTATTATGGTGGCTGTGAAGTCGTTGATAAGATTGAAGAAATCGCTATCTCACGTGCTTGTGCTCTATTCAGTTGTGATTACGCTAACGTACAACCGCATTCTGGCTCTCAAGCTAACTTTGCCGTTTACTCTGCTTTACTAGAAACTGGTGATACTGTATTATCAATGGACTTAACTAACGGTGGTCATCTGACTCACGGTTCTAAAGTTAATGCATCTGGTAAGTTATACAACTTCGTACACTATAAGCTTGATTATGATGGTCTTATTGATTACGAACGTATCCAAGACTTAGCTATCAAACATAAACCTAAGTTGATTGTTGCTGGTTACTCTGCTTACTCTCGTGAACTAGACATCAAGAAGTTCCGTAAGATTGCAGATAAAGTTGGTGCTCTATTAATGGTAGACATGGCTCACTTTGCTGGTTTCGTTGCTGGCGGTTTCTACAAGAACCCATTAGAATTTGCTGATGTCGTTACTTCAACAACTCATAAAACTCTACGTGGTCCTCGTGGTGGTTTAATCTTAACTAAAGGAAAAGATGACGATTTCAATAATAAATTAGACTCTGCCATTTTCCCGAATAGTCAAGGTGGTCCGCTTCTACATGTTATCGCTGCTAAAGCTGTATGCTTCAAAGAAGCAATGACTTACGAATACCGCGTACATATGTCTGACGTAAAATCCAATGCTATTATGTCTGCTCAAGTATTCAAAGACAGTGGATTCAAAATCGTTTCTGACGGTACTGATAATCACATGTTCTTAGTTGACTTGACTGATAAAGGTATCACTGGCAAAGATGCAGAAACGTGGTTAGGTAAAGCTGGTATTACTGTTAATAAGAATACTGTACCCAACGATAAAGAATCTCCTATGGTTACGTCTGGTATCCGTATCGGTCTTTCTGCTATCACTACTCGTGGTATGCATCCAGAAGAAATTACTATGATCATGCAAGGTGCTTGTGACGTTATCAATACTAATGGTGATGAAAACGAAATCCAACGTGTTAAAGAATTGTGCCATGACCTAACAATCGGTCTCCCAATTCATCCAGTAGTAAAATACAATATGTAATTCAGATCACAAAAGCCTCTTAATTGAGGCTTTTTCGTGTTTACTTTTTGAATAACTATAGTATAATAATCATACATTTTAATTAAAGGAAACATCAAATGAAATCAATTTTAGCTTCACTTGCATTGTTATCTGCATTATTTGCAGGAACTGCAACTGCTTCGGAATCAAAAGACTTTAACTTTGGTTCAGTAAGTATCAACCATTTGGACTGGGTAGACGCGACAGAAAGTCGTTCACACCTATCAGACTTTAACTTCATCGAAGTGGAAGCTGGCGGTGGTCGCAATTGGGGTACGTTCTATGGCTTCGTAGACATCGAGAACGTGGACAAATACAATTCGTTATCAGAACTACAAGCATCGGTTAAAGCTAATGCTGCGTTCAACACTCCATTGAAAGATGTTGCAGTATATACGCAAGTATTCAGTGTATTGGCTAACGACTTTTATACAGCAGACACAGTGGTTGGTGCTCAATACCAAGGATTCCATGGTGCTAATTGGTCGTTCAACCCATTCATCGGTGTTCAGCATTCATACACATCTGCTGGATTCAGCGGAATGAATGGTATGATGGCTGGTTGGAGTGCTATGTACAACTTCAAAGCATACGAGCAGAACTTTAGCTTCACAAACTGGCATGAATTCACAACTAATCGTAACTCTGATTACTTAGCATTAGGTGAGAAAGAAGGCTTCTCAGTGAATGGTGGTGCTGCGTTCTGGTGGCATATGACCAAAGACATTACTACTGGTCTGCAATACCGCTACGCTGATAATAAGCTAGGTACAGACATTAACGCTAATGCTGTTATATACACGTTGAAATTCAACTTCTAATAGTTTATAATTGGAGACCTTCGGGTCTCCTTTTTTGTTTAAGGATTTCGAAATGTTTGAAATTATCGGGTTTTTAGGTTGCGTGATGTTAGTCTTTATGTTTACAATCCTTACTATATGTGGGGTTGTTTGTGGTGGTGAAAGTCTATCACCAGTGTTTGGTAAGTATTCCAGCTTCAGTGACAAACTTGTAGCGATCATTGCTATACTAATAACATGTTGCTTATGGTATCTAATCTATAGCTATTCTTTGTTTGGTATAATACCAAACTAAAATTGTTCATAACTCTATTTCTTATAGATCTATAATGAACAAAATCTAAATTCTCTGGAGGCTTTGCCTCCAGATTTCATGTTTACTTTCTAGTAAATACTGCTATACTAATCGCTACCAAAAGGAATAATTATGAACCTAAATGATTTAAAATCAGAGTTAGAACAAGATTTACCTATCGACATGACTCAGTTACAATCCGAAGCAGCACAGAATCCAGTGTTGTACGGTAAATGGTTACGTTACATGAATGACTTCCGTATGCAGCATAAGCGGTCGTCTAATACTAAAGCTAAAGCTGTACGTGACCGTCTGATGTACTATACTGGTCGTGGTGATGACATCTGCATGGATCAATACGACAAGACAGAACTACGTATGATTATCCCTGCTGATGATACAGTGCTTAAAGCGGATACAGAGATGGAAATCATTACTATCATGATAGACCTTTGTAAAGGCTCTATGGAGGCGATTAAACAACGTGGATACGCAATTAAAGCAATTATCGAACAACGTCAGTTGGAATCTGGGAGGTAATGAAAATGGATTATAAAGACGACCAATTCTGGTTAATGAAAGGTGATTGTCTGGGACGAATGAAAGAGATTCCAGACAACAGTATTGATTTAGTTTTATGCGACCCTCCATACGGAACCACTCGGAACAAATGGGATTCGATAATTAATTTCGAACTTCTATGGATTGAATTGAATCGCATTTGTAATGGTGCGATTGTAATGACTGCACAAGCACCATTTGATAAATTATTAGCATGTTCTAATTTGGGTATGTTCAAGTATGAATGGATCTGGGAAAAGAATAAGGCTACTGGTCATTTGAATGCTAAAAAGATGCCAATGAAATCACATGAAAATGTTTTGGTATTCTACAAAAAACCACCTACGTATAATCCTCAGATGACGAATGGTCATAAGCCAGCAAATCATGCGGTGAATACTGGAACTGGTTCTAATTATGGAAAACAATCTACGGCTGAATATGGTGGTAATACTACTCGATATCCACGTAGTGTAATTCAGATTCCAGTTATCAATAACGACGACCCTGATAAAGTACATCCAACTCAAAAACCTGTAGAGTTGATGGAATATTTCGTCAATACTTATACAAATGAAAATGAAACTGTATTAGACTTCACTATGGGTTCTGGTACTACTGGGGTTGCATGTCGCAACTTGAATCGTAAGTTTATTGGTATCGAGATGGATGATAATTATTTCAACATATGCAAAAACCGCATTCTGACTAAACCAGTGAGTTTAGATTTCCTATTATGAATGATCTTACTGGAATTAATCTAACAGAAATAGTCAAAGAAAAAGCTAAAGAAATATCAAAAGAAACTGTTGACATACTTGGGGAATCCAAGTACTATACACCACATGAACTAGCGGAGTTGATTGAGCATTCATTCATAGCTGGTTCTAAGTTTACAATAAAACAACTACGTGAGTAATATATTATGATTGAATACAATAAAGACCGTATATGTTCTGTTCTTACTAAACATAATGTTGAGTTCAAAAGAACAGTAGAAACAAGTTCTAAATTCATTGACTGTAAGCTTCCCAACGGGGATGCATTCCAAATTAACGCTAAGAAGTTCATTGCTATATTGACAACAGGTATTAAAGATTTGAATTGTAATACCTGCGAAGGATTATGCGATTCGTTGGATAAATTCTTAAAAAATAAATTAATTGACATACGGATGGATTTGAAATACAATGCAGTAAGTAAGGAACGTTTGGCGGTTCAATTTAATGAGTTGAAACGTCATCTTCGTGAAGGTATGTCACTTAGTAAATCTGCTAAGTCAGTAGGTATTGATTATGAATACGCTAAATGGCTATTAACAAAATCTAAAGAGATGAAATTATGATTATTGAAAAAATTAAAGCTGACCAGTTGACAGCACGTAAAACTGGTGATAAGATTAAAGCTAAATCATTGACTTCTATTATTAGTGACTCTACTGGTGCTGGTGTTAACGCTGGTGTTCCTAAAGATGAAGCGGTTATCGCTGTAATCCGTAAGCACCTTAAAGGTCTTAAAGAGACTAAAGAATTACTTGGTGCGGTTACTGAATCCAATAAAGAACGTTGCATTGTGAATGCCGAAGAGATTCTTATTCTTGAGCAATATCTACCACAAACGTTGACAGATGATGAAGTATTTGATATCATCACAACCAACGAATGGGCTAACATTGGTGTAGCTATGGGCTTGGTTAAGAAAGAAGCTGCTGCTCAAGGTAAGTTGTTTGATGGTGCTCAGGTACAAAGTGTACTAAGAAGTATCGTTACTAAATAATGTTACATAGGAATAACATTATGGAAAAAGAAATGAAAATTTGTGTTGTATGTAAAACCCCGATAGCTGAATCTCTGGAAATCGAAACCCCTAAAGGTAACGTACATCCAGGTGTATGCTTGAACATGATTCAGGAAACCAACGAATCATTGAATGAGTCAACATCAGTTGACGAAATCCAAATGATTCTATAAGGTCGAGACCTTCGGGTCTCCCTTGAAAATAAGTGTTGATAATTCTTAAAACTATGTTATACTAATCAAATAAATTAATTAAAAGGAAACACACATGGAACTTATCGCTAAACAAACTAACTCTGGTAAAACTACTGAAGCTATCGAAATCGCTGCAACACTAGAAGGTCATACTCTGTTTGTTTGTGTGGACGAATCTTCTGAAGTGATTGCTTCTCACTTGAATGCACATAAATTAGCTGGTAAAGTAGTTTGTACTCAGCTTCATACATCAAAGTCAGTAATTAATGCAATGTATGGTTATGCTGCTCAAGGTATCATCTTCGAAAACATCATTCTTGACACTAGTCGTGGTATCTCTCACGCTGATTGGTTCAAACTTGCTGTTGACCTAGAAGCTGATGGTTTCTACGTAGTTACTACGCAGCAATTATGTCGCACTGATGTTAAGTCAAAAGAAACTTTGACAATTCGTCAAGCTTAATATTTAAAAAGGGCATCCAGAAATGGATGCCCTTTTTGTTTATGCATTAATTGAGTAAGATACAGGTTGAACCCATACACCATCCCAAGTAGCTGCTGCTTTGATAGCTGTTGCTTCTTTAATTAAGAAGTAATAACCATTGCGTGATTCACGAACGATTAAATGCTTATATGCATCGAATTCTGATTTCAGTTCTTCACTTGATGCAATCGCAGCTGTGAATTTTGCAGAAACATCACCATCAGTTTCATTATATGTCGCAACAACCACATCCATTACTGAATAATGAACGTTTAGACGTTTAGCAACCTCTGGTACAACCGAAGGTGGTTCAATTACAGGTGGTTCAATTACAGGTGGTTCTCCACCGTCAATCATAGTTGAAGTATCAATAACTTCAACCACTTCTTCTACTTTCGCTTTACGAGCCATGTTATTTTCCTTTGAGTTATTAAACTTCTTCTACTGATTCTTCTTCTACTTCGTACTGAGATTCAATCTCTTCACGACGACCATCGATAGCATCACGGATTGTGATATCATCTGCTGATTTGATTTCAACTTCTTTCTTACGTTTTGCATAATACTTCGAAAGTTCATCTAATCCAGATTCTGTTTTTGCGTTATTAATTTTGTCAAGGAAAGATGCAATGTCCACAGATGATTTTGACTTATCCGCTTCTTCTGCTTCTTCTGCTTCCTTGATGAATGAGTTAAAACTTAGCATTTGTTTATCCTTGATTGTTAAGCATAATGAATTATTTAGTGGACAAAAACTGCGCCCACTAAACTATTATAAATCTACCTTCAGCATGACATAGTTGAACTTTTCTTGGTTATACCTTTGAATACGTTCCACCCCATGTTTGAATGCGTAGTTTAATTTCTTGTATGGGTTCTTAGCCTTCGTTGATTTATTCCGTTGAGCTAAGTTATCTACGATATCCCATACTATAGCTTTAGTCTTGGAACCATGTAAACGAAGAACACGACCAATTGACTGCAAGACTATAACTTTAGATTTTACTGGATGTGCAAAAACTAAATGGTGTAGCTGCTTGATAGAAACACCTGTTGACATTACTCCATATGATGCTACGATGATCAGACCAGTTTCATTTTCTGCAACTCCACGTAGCTCGTGGCGAACATCGGTTTTAGTTTCACCAGCAATATAGTGTACCTTATCACCATGTACGGCACGTAGAGACTCGTATAACTCTTTTCCATGCGAGGTTAGCTTGAATAGGACAAGTACGTTCTCTTTGCGATTGGCGAGCTTTTTAGCTAGGGCGCACACCCACTTGTTACGACGAGTGTGTGTCGTAATGTACTTAATCTCTTGTTGGTAGTCCAAGTTAGAAACATCTTGACATTCTTGGTCTTTGTACCGCAGTATAATGGACTTGATTTCCATATCAGCAACTTGACCATCTTCCATTAACTTGGCTGTGTCAACTGGACGGAAGATTTCACCAAACAAACCGATGTATTGCATGACGTTAGTTTTACCATCACGTAATGAACCAGACAAACCGAACTTGTATTCGCAGTTGGTCATTTGCTTGATGATCTTACTAATGTTAGTACCAGTTGCTAGGTGACATTCATCGTTCTGGAGTAGACCAAATTGTTCAAACCATTCTGGTTCCTGCTTGACAGCTGTTTGCCAAGTTGCTACAGTAATCAATGCATCTGGTGTATTGTAACGTGAGTTCTTAGCACCACCGCCTAATAGGTTGATTGCTTGACTAGGGAATAATTTATAGTCCACGAAGTCATCACGCATTTGAGTTACAAGAGAAGTTGTAGGTACGATAATCAATACCTTACCGTCATAATTCTCAAGATACCAACGTGCGATTAAACATTGGATTAATGACTTACCAGCAGATGTAGGTAAGTTAAGGACAGCACGACGCTTATTGATAGCGTGGAATACTGAGTCAGCTTGATACCAGTGTGGAGTGATACGCTTTCCACCTGAGTAGATTTCTTTTGCTGATAACCATGTATCAAATTCACCACGGGTAATTTGTGGGTCTGGATTTAACTGAGGGTCGATGTTGCATGAGTAATCCATGTTATCGGCGAACTTCTTAGCCAAGCTGACCAAACCCCAAGGTAGACTTCCGTCTGTACCCATTAAACGAATTTTACCATCCCATTGAGAATATTTGAACTTGGGGTTAAATTTAGCACCTTCTACGTCAAACGAGAAGTAGTCACGCATTTCGCATAGAATACCGTAGTCGGCTTCTACCATTGCGTATGAATAATCATTAAAACGTATGTTAATATCGACCACGTTAGATTCCTTAAAATAATTTAGATACTTTTATTTATTAGTTATTGACAGTGGTTATTATACCATGTACTATACTCAGCATAAACAAACAAACGAGGAAAACATTATGGAAAACGAAATTTTAGATTTATACGCAGTATCTGGAAACGCTGGTTGGAAAGTTAAACCAATTCACTTAGACCAATCGGGTTGGGTGTGGGCTGATTTCATATTTGGTTTCCGTTCTAATGGTGTAGCTGTTCTTTTGAAAAATCGTTGTTCTGGTAAAATCTTGGATTTCGTTTCTGTGACATCGATGCTCAACTACATTCAGAACTTCTACAATTATGGTTGCGTCGGGGTTGATGTCCATAATATGTTCTTTGAAACTTTAAAGTGTGACCGTATTGATCGTCATGGGGTTGTCAGTAAATACCGCAACCAAATGAATAGTAATATTGTATATAAAGAAATTGACTTAGGAGAAATAAAATGAGTACTTTTATAAACGTAAAAGGCGACAAAGCTTGGATCGAACGTCCACACCGTTTCGGTCATAGTCCATCCGAACATGCGGATTTCGCATTCACCATTCATGTGAATGGTACAATTGAAATGGAAAAATCATTACAAGAACATGTCGGTGATCTTTTCTTTGGTAATTTCGAACATGCAGTTCGTTACATCGATGAAGTGTATGATTCTCTTCGTCCATCACGTGCATGTAACGATGCACGTTACATGTTGCCTATAATTGACCTACGTGGTAAACAAGATGGTCGTGATGCTGAAAAGAATGCACAAATTGTTCTTGACTTCCTAGCTGGAAAGTTATAATCTGTATCTAAAGACGGGGAGTCGTTCCCCGTCAACTAAAGGAGTTTTAATCAAATGAGTATTATGCAATGGATTTTAAAAAATACAGTTCTCTTGAAAATCATTACCAAGATAAGTTTGTTCAAAAGCTAATCTTGAACGGTTTCGCTAAGAAAGATGTTCTTTGGACACTTCGTGAGAAGATCCACGGTGCGAACTATTCTATATGGTATGATGGTGTTGACGTTAAGTTTGCTAAACGTACTGGCTTCGTTGGCGAGATGGATAACTTCTTTGGTCACCACGAACTTACACCAATCTTGAAACCAAAGATCATTGATCTATACGATAAAATGATTGACACTGGATTTATCAACGAAGGTGCTGAGATCATTATCTACGGTGAACTAGCTGGTACTATGTCAAGTGGTCGTAAAGTTCAACAAGAAGTTGACTATGGTAAATTAGAGTTCTTTGCTTTTGACATTAAGATCAATGATTCTTATGTTGAAGACCTAGACGTTGAAAACTTCTGTAGCGTCGTTGGTATGCGTACTGCTCCGTTGATTGCTACTGGTAACTTCTACGAGCTATTTGAATACCGTAATGATTTCATGAGCGTAGTGAGTCAAGATGCAATGCCTAACGAGTTTGAACTTCAATTCGAAGGTGACAATGTTTCTGAAGGTTACGTACTGAAACCAAATGAAACCAAGTATTTTGATAACGGTACTCGTATTGCTATCAAATCAAAGAACGAAAAGTTCTCTGAAAAGAAAAAGCAATCTAAAGTTCAGAAAATGAAAGGTAAGAAAATTGAAATGTCTGAGTTCGATCAGAAAATGATTGAAACTCTTAATGAATACGTAACCGAATCACGTCTACGTAACGTAATTTCTAAGCATGGCGAAGTTACTCAGAAGCAATTCGGTACTATTCTTAACATGTTCATTGCTGATGTAATGGAAGATCATGAAAAAGATAACGCTAGTGAAGATGATATTAATTTCAATGTAACACCGTTGGACGTGTGTACTGATGAACATCAAGTACGTCGTCAATTTAGTAGCATGTGTTCTAATTTTATTGGTATGCATTTTGGCACAATTGTAAGTGGGAATTTCTAATGAGTAACGATAACGAGTTCATCATCCGTGCAAAAGAAATCTTAGCTGGTTCTGAAACTAAGCCGTCCGACATTAGTGACTTTGAATGTTTCATTGGTGAGTCTATGTGTGATTCTAATAACTGGAATGGCAATCCATTCACGTTATTCGGGTTTGCGTGTGCGATTGAAAAGTTCCACCCTATCGCAGAAGCTACGCAAGAAGAGATCAATGACCGCATCCGTAATAAAATGAACATACATCTTGTTGATGTATTGACTCTGGAAGTAATGCAAGAACAAGACTGGGATGACGATGATAATCTGTACTACCAGTTCGTATCTACTGTTGTTAACATGATCCCATCGTATAAGACACGTTGGTTTTCTGAACTAAAAGAACAAATTCAAAATTACGAATAATAAGTATTGATAATCTAGTGGGAGGGTGTATACTCTCCCACATCAACTAATAAAGAGGAAATCAAAATGCAAAAGAAAATGACTATGGGTATTATGGCTGCATTCATCACTGCTACTCTATCTGGTTGTAGTGAACCAACAACCCCAGTACACGCAATCTCTTCTGTAGATGAATGTCTTGCGGTTACAGGTGATGTAGTGCAGTGTCGTGAGCAATGGAAAGAAGCTCAACTTCTGCATAAAGAAGTAGCTCCACAATTCACCAGTAATACTGCATGTTCGGAATCATTTGGTGATGACTGTCAATCACAACGTGTTCAAAATACAGATGGATCCTTCACTGATGTATTTGTCCCGATGATGGCAGGAATGTTGATCGGTAACATGATGTCAAACAGTAACATTGCATCACAAGGTCGTGAAGTGTATAATACCCGTACGCAGCCATTATACCAAGAAAAAGAAAAGCGTGGCGGTGGTTACGTTCCAGTTAATACAATGTCAACGTCAACTGGTTCTGCTGTGAATAAAGGTTCATCTTTTGTTTCGGCTAAATCTGCAACATCTGTGAGTAAGTTTAGTTCTCCAGTTTCACGTGGTGGATTCGGTATGTCTGCTCGTGGTGGTTCTGCTTCTTCTTAAATTTAATGAGAAATCAATTATGAATACAAGTGATAAATTTTTCTGGATTATAAATCACACGGGATTTGGTGTTCCTAAATCTCAAGCTGAAATTGAATTAACCCCACAAATGGTTAATCCATTAACTAATTCGATTGACGAAAACCGTTCTCTCAATACAAAGCAAGAATGGTGGGTTGAATTATCAAAGTTAACCGATCTTGGAGACAACGACATACAGTCAGCACATTACTGGGAATTGGATTGCGGTGGAGATACAGCAGACTCTGCAATTGATAAGCTTTATGAAATCGTTCTCAAACAATACGGTGAATACTAATGAAAGTTTTTAAAATTCTATCATTGCATGATGACGATGCAGGTCGTTGTAAATATTGTGGTGCGGAATGGGGTTACGGTAGCTGCAAACGCTGTTAATGAATTTGTGGATTATTGTAACCCTACATTAAATGAGAAATAAATTATGAAATTACGTTCTCTGAAATTAATAAATTGGGATGCTACATGTCCTACTTGTCGCTTGCATCCTTTGGGTTGCATTTGTGGGTGGTAAATGAAAAAGTTTATTCTAGCAAGTGTGTTAATGGGTGTGTCGTTCGGTGCTGTAGCAGCACACCCGACATCGTTCAATAGTGCAAAGACGCAAGCAGTGAAGATCTATAAAGATTATCCTGTATCGTTTTACTGCAAGGCTCCAATCAAATGGGATGGAAAGAAAGGTTCTCCTGACTTAAATGCGATTGGTTATAAAGTTCGTAAGAACCTAAACCGTGCTTCCCGTATTGAATGGGAACACGTAGTACCAGCGTGGACGTTTGGTCATCAAATGAAATGCTGGCAAGATGGTGGTCGTAAGCTATGTGGTAAGAATCCTCAGTTCAGTAAAATGGAATCAGATTTGCATAACTTAGTTCCAGCTATCGGTGAAGTAAACGGTGACCGTTCTAACTTTAGCTTTACTCAGTGGAATGGTAACTTAGGTGCTAACTACGGTGCTTGTCCTGTTAAAGTTGATTTCAAGACAAAGCGTGTAGACCCACCAGAATCAACCCGTGGTGCTATTGCTCGTACTTACTTGTATATGCAAGACCAATACAAGTTCAAGCTGTCTAATTCTCAGAATAAGCTAATGAATGCATGGAACAAGATGCATCCAGTTACAGCTTGGGAATGTAAGCGTAATGAACGTATTACACGTGTTCAAGGTAATTCAAATAAATTTGTTGAACAAAAGTGTTGACAGCCTAGGGGTTATGAATTATTATAACCTCATCTTAAATGAAGTGAGAAACTTAATATGAAACGTTTAACAATCGAAGCACGTGATGGTTGGAAAGATAAAGTAGAGGCTGATGGTGTATTGTGGACTACTACAGAGAACGGGAGTTATTGGTCAGAATCAATGACTCAACCTGTATTCTATTCATTCACTAAAGCAGAACAAGCTGATTTAGAAAATGCTGGCAACGTTATTCACCATCTATGTTTAGATTCTCTAACATGGTTGCTAGAAGAAGCCGACTCCGCAACTCGCACTAAGTGGTTTGATGCATTTGGTATTTCAGAAAACTATCGTCAATACGTTATGGATTCTTGGGAAAATGACGAGTGGAGTATGTACGGTCGTTTTGATTTCATCATGACCAAAGAAGGACCTAAACTTCTTGAGTACAACGCAGATACTCCGACTACATTAATTGAGTCTTCGATTACCCAATGGAACTGGTTCGACGATAATCGCAGCAAGTTCCCAGAAAATACAAGCCAATTTAACGAAATTCACGAAGCTTTAGTTCGTCACTGGGGTGACATGAAACGTGATAATGGTCTGGATGGTAAGGTTCAATTTACTGCTTTCTCTCAAGTTGATGACATGGCTACTGTAGTTTACATGGCTGAAGCTGCGAAAGAAGCTGGTGTTGATGTTGAAGTTATGCCAATCGAGAAAATCGGTTTCGATGGTTTTGACTTCAAAGATATGAACGATGGTATTATCACCAACTGCTTCAAGCTTTACCCATGGGAATGGATGACAGAAGACGAGTTTGGTCAACATGTACCACATGCTTCTACACGTTGGATTGAGCCAGCATGGAAAATGCTTTTGTCTAACAAAGCTATCTTGGCTTTACTATACAGTCGTTATCCTGATTGCAAGTACTTGGTTCCTTCATACTTGAATGAAACTGATTTCGTTCCAGTAGCTGGTGAAAAATGGGTTACTAAACCTCTTCTATCCCGTGAAGGTATGAATGTTTCTTTCTGGGAATGTCAAGAAGATGGTTCTATGAAAGTCACTAACCATACTGAAGGAGAATACGACGAAGAAAACGTTGTATACCAGAAGTACATTGAATGGGTTGACTTTGATGGTAACTACCCAATGCTAGGTGTTTGGATGGTTGGTGATGACGCAGTTGGTCTAGGTATTCGTGAAGACGATACTGACGTGACTCAAAATAACTCTCGTTTCATTCCACATACGTTTGAGGTATAAGTTATGGCTTTTAATGATTTTGAATGGGCTATGGATAATTTGTATGTTCCGCGTAAACCAAAAAACAAAGCTGAACAATTACGTGAGTTGGCAGACTCTCATGAAAGTATAGAACTATCTCGGTTGAAACGTGAGTTTGAACGTAAGTCTACCATGAGTGCTACTTCTGGAGATCGTTCCACCATTGTCGATTTGACTAATACAAATAGTAAATCTATTGAATCGTTTATAAACTGGCTGAAATCCGAAGGGTTCGCTGTCACACTGTCAAATTGTCGCAATGAAACTAGCTTAGAGGTAAAATGGTAATGGCTAAATCTTTTATCCAAAATATATCCAAAAATTCAGATCGTGATAACGACTATGCTGCTCACCAAGTGGGAGAGATTGTTGGGTATCGTGGTAAAGATGGAATTAAGTATTACGTTATTTTAGAACGTACAGAATTTAAACCATCCCAACAAGAAATCGATCATGCATTGCAGTACAATTACGTAGTTCCTAAACTGCATGTCAAACTGGTTACCGCAATGGTCGCAAATCCGTTCCTTGAAATCCATGGTCGTGTTCAGAAACGTGATTTTGGTGCTGCTTCTGTATTCGTTGTTAACTTCGATGAATGGATGCAGATCCAGCAAGACTTCATGGAAGCAATGAAAGAAGCTGCAAATGAACGTGTTACTAAATTTTTAAAGAAATAGTATTGACAAAAGATGTAGCTATGTTATGATAGCTACATCTTAAAGAGGAACCAAAATGAAAAAGGCTAATTTAGTTTACGCTGTTATCTTCCCAGATGCTAATGAGTATGTGGCTGATACAATGACTGGTCATACTCTTAACCCAACGTTGAATGCAGACATATTCCTTGCTAAGACATGGAATCAACGTGGTCGTGCAATTGGGTTTGTTGACCGTTATAATCGTACAAAGAAGCGTTACCAAGAAAAGTTTTTCAACATATACAACCGTTACCCAGAATACGGTACTCCAGTTGTCGTTGAATTATTAGTAACTAAACAAATTAAAGTGGTGTAATAAATGAATAATATTCTTGTAGATGTAGATGATACTCTTAATGATATGACTGGTGACATGTGTGTTGCGTTTGATCCTAAAATGAAACGTCTAACATTCGACCAGATTCTTCGTGGAGAAATCCCAGAAGGTTTCGCTACACACCGTCTGAATTTCTTAAACCAGTTAGAAAATTGGTCATGTCCACCTTCTGGTGTTGGTGCTATGATCATTGATAACATCAACAAGCGTAAGCAACTTAAAGCTGTTATCTGTACGAAGACTCCGACTAAAGTTGGTAGCTTCCAAGTAGCAACCGAAAAGGTTAAGTTCCAGCAAGAGCATTATCCTAATACTGATACTCTAATTGTTGTTGGTGATAAATCTGTAGTTCCTGCTCGTGGTATCATCGATGACCTAACTGGTAACTGCCTAAAGCATAACGGTAAACATGGTTCTGCTTACCTTGTATTTGAGCATGGTCGCACTACAGAAGAACACTTGAAGATGTTCATGGAAATGTGTACTTACAAACCAGTCGAAGGTCAACACGCTGCTCTTGTTGTAGCTAAGTACAACGACCAGATTGTTAAGTTCATGCGTAAAAATGGAGATGAAGCATTACCGTGTGGTAAAGTTGACATGGGTGAAACTTATGAAGAAGCCGCACGTCGTGAGTTCTGGGAAGAAACTGGTATCCAGCTACATCCAACCGAACCGTTAATTGACTACGGTACGATGACTACAAAGACTGGTTGGAAAGTTGGTGTATTTTATGTTGACTTATCAGAACGTAGTATGATTGTTATGAATCAACCTAAAGAATTCGTCAATGAAGGTCATCCTTTCTTATGTGATGATCCTGAAGTCGGTGAAGAAGGTGACGAGAACTACGAGTTCAACAACATCCTAATGCACAATCTTAAATTAAACTAATTGTTATGGGGTACTAAGTACCCCGTTATTGAGGAATACACAATGAACGCAACTAAATTAACTTCGCAATATACAGAAATGTGGAATGATGTAACTGTACTTTCTTCTGATAACTCTAATGTTTGGAAGTTTATCTTTACAAAAGATGATGTATGCGTTGAGAGCGTATTGTACCGTTATCCTACATTCAAAGAACGTACGGTAATGTGTATGTCTACTCAGTGTGGTTGTCCTATGGGTTGTAGCTTCTGTGGTACTGGTAAGCAGTTTGTTCGTAATCTAACAGAACCTGAAATGTTTAGTCAGTTTCAGATCATGTGCGAATTCATCTACGGCATTGATGGTACGTTAATGAGCGATGTAGAAAAGGCACAGTTGATGTTCATGTCAATGGGCGAACCACTGTTAAACATGGACGAACTAAGCGAAGTGATGGAATGCGTTCATATGCTGTACCCAGAAATGCAATTACTGGTTTCTACTGCTGCTCCAGCAACTGAAAAGGGTTGGGCTAAGTTCTTTGAAATTGCTGAACAAATTCCAACGGTTGGTTTACAATTCTCAGTACACGAAGCGTTTGACGAAGACCGTAATGCGATTATTCCAATTAAAGCTAAGTGTAATTTGGACGACATTGCTTATTATGGAAATGCATTCTATTCGTTAACTGGTCGTCGTCCATTCTTCAATTACTGTGTTCATGATAAAAACAACACAGACGGACATGCGAATAAGTTAAGTGGTCTGTTTGATCCTGAAGTTTGGGAATGTACACTAAGCGTTATCTGTGAAAAGGACGAGACAATGAAATCCAGTATTGATCGTCAACTTGATTTGATTAATGACTTTTCTGGTAAACTAGTCAACCTAGGTTTCAATACTCGTGTTTTTAATCCTGCTGGACAGGACGATATTGGTGGCGGCTGTGGTCAACTTTTTCACACCCAACGCTGGATGAAAGAAAACGCTGATAAAGTTAAACAAATGAAATACCGTAGCTAAGGAATTATTATGTCACATTTAGGAACTGCGATTGCAATCGCATCGAAAGCACACTTGGGTCAATTTGATAAGGGTGGTTACCCTTACATTCTTCACCCATTGAAAGTAATGCACTACTGTCATACCGAAGATCCAGAGATTCAAATGATTGCGGTTCTCCATGACGTAGTAGAAGATACTGTTGTTACTCTACAAGACCTACGCACCGAACGTTTTAGCCAACGTGTAATCGACGGTGTCGATGCAATGACTAAGCGTGAAAACGAACCTATCAATTCTTATGTTTCTCGTGTCATGACTAACGATGATGCAGTTATTGTTAAAATGGCTGACCTACGTCACAATACTGATGTACGTCGCTTGAAAGGTTTAACCAAGCGTGATATGAATCGTATGGAAACATACCAACGTTTGTATGAAAAGCTAAAGAAACATCGTATTATTAGCAAATTGTAGTTGACACCAAACGGGGTTATGTTATCATAGCCCCATCAAAACAAAGAAGGAAACAAAAATGCACTTACGTCTATTAGCTAAAATCTCTATTGATTTCGATAACAACTCTTCTAATGATGACATCAAAATGAAGCTAGGTGTTACTGACGAAATGATTGAAGAACTACGTGGACATTACATCCAGAAACGTGCAATGATTAAATCTAAAATCGAAGCACGTAAATTAGTTCGTCGTAAGTGGACTTACGTTAACCCTAAGAAGTTTAAAGGTAAGTACGTAAATAAACCTTATGCGTTGGATGTAATAAATCTAGCTGAGATTAAGAAAGGTGCAAAGATTGGATTTTTAAATCCAGTGATGGGTGGAACCACTTCTGGTAAGTCATCTGTTATGTTAGATGCAATGGTTAAAGCTGGTTTAATCTAGTGAGCGTTACGTTGGTTGGTAGTCGGGTAGTTCCCGACTGTATTTCCACTCTTGCTTTCCACGTTGGATTGAAACTAGAAGATAACATGTTTTCTGGTGCTGCGTTTGGAATGGATGACACGTGGGAACAAGCTTACATTCGTGCTGGTAGAAAGAATAAGATGAACATCATTCTACCTGAATATAATTTCGAAGGTCGTACGGTTGATAATGTTAATTACTTCTGCATACAAGACCGTGAAATGTATCCACAAGATTTGATTGACGAAGCCGATCAAATGATTCGTGAGTTACACGCTTTCTACGATAAGCTTACTGGATTCGCATACTGGGCGCACATAAGAAACTGCTTCCAAGTACTGGGTCATGACTTAATGTCACCATCATCAGAATGCTTCTTGTACGCACCTATGAATGGATTGCATGTTAAGGGTGGTACTAACACTGCTTTTAAATTGTGTAAGCGTCATGGTATTCCCACGTACAATTTAGCAGTACTCCACGAAGCAGATGCATTAAGAAAACGGTTTGGTATTAAACCAGTGAGTTTGTCTTTTCTTATGTAATAAAAAAGGGAGCCTATAGGCTCCCTTGATTGTTATACGTGTTCTACTGTAACCAAGAACGTACCCTGTGTAGCAGTACCCTGAGTCACTGTAGCAATTAGTTGTTCATTAGAACCTAGTATACGGTTGATAAAGAACGGTTGATTTTGTGAATCGTATAGATCGATGTCAACAGCAGCAACGTACTTAGCAGTGTCACCAGCAATACCGATTGTCATTGTACAGTTAGCACCGTTAGCAACAGTAAGTGGGCGAATATGAATTGCAGTGATGATACGACCTGAGTCGATTGAACTAGCAATGTTCTGAGAACCGCCTGAGTGAGTTGCAGAAACATGACGAGCATCACGCTTATCAAACTGTTCGTCTGCTTGTGCAAGCTGTCCAGATACTGTAGTATTGGTCATGTAATGAGTTTGACCAGTGATTGAAGAATCTGAGTCTGGGTCGAATCCAGCTTGAATAGCAGAAGCTAGGTTAGGTGTACGTGTATCATAAGTACTTTGACCATGGTTAATCTTTAGACTAACCACTGAGTTCAGTTTAGCTTGTGTGATAACACCAGTTGCGTGGTGTTCATCTAATAACGAACCTACTGCAATGTGTACACCATCAATCGAACGGTCAACGTATTGATCTGAGTCTACAGAGTTAGCAGCCATTTTAGCTAAAGTAACGTTAGCATCAGCTAGTTTGTCTGTAGTAATACCAGAATCTTTTACAATAATCTTTCCAGCCGAGTTGTCAGTTGACACACCGTCAGATAAGTCAGATGCTTGTTTAAAGTCATCAATGAACCAATCTGAGTTTGATGCAGTGTTATCGGATGTGTCTGCACCAGCAATACTAGCAACCAAGCGGTCACCTACGTTAACAGCTACACCGATTACAGTACCAGCTACGCCAACTTTAAAGATATCGTTCTTGCGGATTGCACCAGCAGTACCAGAACCTTGTCCATCCAATTGAGTTAGAGCACCAGTAGCGTCGTATGAGTGAGATTGAAATCCACCGATACCAGTTGCAACAGAGTCCAACTGACTTTGAGTTACAAATTCGTCGGATGCAGTAGCGTCAGCACCTTTAACGGGAATAAGAACGTCAGCTGTGTTTTTAATTTCTACGTGAGTAGAGTTAGAACCAATAATTTTGTGACCATCTTTACCAAGTTCGATGATTTCATTTACTGCTTCAAGAGAATGCATTTTCATATTGTATCACTCCATGTGATTATTAGTAATTCCGTTTACGACAACATTGTCGTTATACATGTATTTAGTGTTTAAATTTCTAGGGTATTAAATGTATTTGCTCTATATTTCATAGTAGTTAGTAAACCTACACCACTACCAATCACGTCTAGAACTACCGACCCGTTGTCAAGCCTTGCAGAAAAATCTATTTTCTCTGCGTATTTATTTCGAGAATAACGAGTGGTATCTGCGTTCATCTCTCCATCATCATAGTGGATAGAAACAACACCCTTTTCGTTAACTTCATCATTCTTCACCGAATACAAAACTGTCACCATCTCATTGAGTGGACATAAAGGGATAGATATAGTGATGTTATCGCTAAATGTCACTTGACTTGAATCTGTGATTGATGCTATCTTTGTATCCACGGTAGCATCCACCGTTGTAGGAAGTTCATATACTTTGAACCTCTCTATTTCTCTAATACTAGCAGTCTTTGAAACTTCCTCACTTTGTGAGAGACGAACTACCCCGTTTGGAGTAGTTGCGTCATTTGAAACCTCAATTCCACCAACATCAAAGATTTTATGACCATTGAAAACATGGTCGGTTAAAATTGCTTTCATGTCGTCCCTTACTTAACTAAGATGTATCCACATGGCTTAGAGCCACCGAAATCCACCGTGATTTCTTTATCCACCTCATTGTATTGTATATTAGCTTGCGCTGGTATAAAATACTCAGATTTGATACTACTAAAATTATTAATTATCGTAAACTGTCCACCAGTTTCTGGCAGTTGACTACGTGGACACAAATCGTTAGTAGACGAAGCAGCAACCGAACCAATAGAGATATGATCATTAGCTGCTATGATTAATTTCCAAGAATAATCTATCTGCGAGAATACCACATAATATGATTGACTACTGTGCTTGTATGCATTATGATACGCAGCAGATGTCCAGTTTCCATCTGAGTCAATCGCATATGATCCAACGGATGTATAAGTTCCAGTTAACGTAGATAATGAATCCACAACATCAATGATAGAGTCTGGTATCTCTTCAAACGTATTCAGTACATTTACCTCAACTAAAGACTTCATTTCTGGATTATTATATGGTACAGTCAATGTGTCTGCGTTAATGAAATCATACTGTTTAGTTTTACCTAACTCATTCTGATCTTTTAAATTAGAAATATCAATTTCGTTTTTAGGAACATTATACCCTTCTAATGCTCTCAGAGAGATTTCACCAGTAACTTCATCTAGATAAGTTTCCATAATACCCAGATCAGTAGTAAAGAACAACTGATTTTCTGGATACTCAATAGGGTCAATCTCAGAACTAGCCATTCTACTATTACTTGATTCATTGGTAAACCAAGCACCACGTTTACCATCCAAGATTCGTGACCATGTTTTACCACTAGATTCTTCAGAGGTACACATACCCGTTGCATGTCCGTTGGAGTGTTTATGAACTACAAACGTTGATGTCTGTGATTCATTTTTGTTGCTATCACCTACACTGACAATCTTCTCTTTAGCACTACCGTTTGCAATATGACGACCAATAATGATACACACAGGAGGTGCAGCTTGGATCATCCTTGAGGTGTTCACTCTAGGGTCGCTACTTGTAGTCCAACTCAAATTAGTGGACTTAATAACAAGTTGTTCTGGTGTTTGGTTAGCTTCTTTTGTTATTACTGTAACCCATCTACCAATATCTCTATTAGCCCACCCTTGTATATAAGACTTTGCAGGAACATTATGCGTAACACTGGAACCATCAAAGTACAAACGAAGAGAACATTCAGTATCAGTTGTGTTATGTAGAGTAGTAATATCATCATGCTGGTCAGTCTCAGATCTCATTGTATCAAGGGATATTGTACCACCGTTACCAGTATATTCGATATAAAGATGACTATCGCCTTGGTGTTCGTAGAAAGTTCCTGATGAAACTGCTTGGATGTATTTCTTAAACCCATCCATCTCTTGAGGACTATTACCGTCTGCCCCTACAAAATAAGCGGAAGCGTAGATTATAGTATCAACACCTAAAACTAAATCATCACCTTCTACTTTGTCAGCAGATAAGTGCCAAACATTAGCACCAGATCCCCACCCGTTCGAACCAACACCCCAGTATTGAACTTTATCACCTTGGACAAGTTTGTAACGTAATGCGTGAGACCATTTAGAGACTTTATTATACGCTCCATTATAAGCTATTTTAAGTTCGTTATTGGGGTTGGTAGTCGAAGCTTCGACTGTTTCATGCCAAACATTAACCTTGTTATCAGAAGAACCACCAGTTGGACGACTACCATTTGATGCTAAATCACCACGAGCAACTTCAAACCACTCTTCTATAATAATAAGACTTTTAACTTGAGCAAAGTTTGGCGCATCTTTATCACCAACAGCGTCACTAACATTCTGAACCTTTCGGTTGTTAACATCAATGTTAGTTCCAACTGAGAGTAAACTGGTTCCAGAATTATTTTTAAATGTATGTGAGTCTGATTGATAGATGTTAACCCCAGATCCAAGTGTTACACTATTCGCATCAGTCGTACTATTGCGTCTAATCGCACCGATATTTCGTATTTCTAGCGTACCAACGCCAGAACCGAAAATATTCTTTCCATTATTGAAATAGATATCACCTAAATTATTTTGAGTTTGTCCATTTACATCAACAGGAGCTAAAAGTTCCATACCAGAAGATTTGAATGCTACATTTATATTACCACTAACAGCAACATCAATATTATGATCATTAGTTACTTTAGCGGTAGAACCCTTACCAGTAAAATCCAATCCTGTGGCAGTCACGTCAGTGAAATTTACACTTGTACCAAGTTTTGCATAACCGCTTAAATCGGGCGTAGATGGTAAGTCGTCTAATCTAACTTTGTTAGCTTTTGACAATGAATCTGCTGCTGTAGCTGTAGATTCAACACCACTAACCTTGGTGTCAAGATCGCTTATTGATTTCGTATTGACACCAATTTGAGAAGTGTTATTTCCTACAGTACCAGATAATGTTGATATATCAACTTTGTTAGCTTTCGATAATTCATCCGCAGCATCTGCTGTAGTCTTGTTATTTGAAATTAACGTATCGTGATTGTCAACCCTAGCATCAAGTCCATTGAATGATGCAATGGCAGAATCAACTTCATCTTGTATGGATGATATACTAGTTTCATTTGATTCTGCTTTACTCAAGGCTAAATCAGCAACGTCAGATACACTAGAAATTGTATTAGAGTTTGTACCGATGTTAAATTGCATCGTACTTATGTCATTGGCATTGGATTTGGCAATTGTGGTAACCGTTGCAATATCTGAAGTATTTTTAGTAACATCAGAAGAAATGCTTGCGATCTCTTGCTCTAATCCTGTAATATCAGTACCAGTTAAGTCTAGGGTTCCAGCATGATTACCCGACGCATCATAGTAAGTGATGACTTTAGTTTGGGTATTAAGAGCACCCTTATTCGCCAAGAATAAAGATGGAAGACCCGAAGGAGGGTCTACCAGTAATACCTTGTCAACGTCTTTACCATCAAAAACCATAGCTGGTATTGCGTTGACAAATTTATCAAAAATTGCTATACTCATTCTATTTCCTTATTGAATAAGTTTAAGTGAGAATGCATCTCCCTCATTTGGATATTCGGTAACCAACATAATGTACGTATTGCCGTTTATGACAAGTTCGGAATTCAACCAAGTTGCAATGAATCCAGAATATTGAACTTTCATTGGATTTGGTGAAACGAAGTCTTTAGGGTATGCAATGTACATGTATTTGTAATTACCATTAGCACCTGTTCTAGAGTGCTCGTAATCTGATGTCAAAATGTTATCTGCTGTTATATATAGATTTGCGGTTTTGTCATCGTCGTTCGCATAATCCAATACACGTTCTGCTGTTATCTCTCCACTTGGTCTAACATCCCACCCGAAGTAAACTGGAACCTCATTACCTAATGGTGGTTCTGGGGGAACTGGAACTGGGGAATTTCCATCGAGAACTATTGTCTGCGTATAAGAAAAACCACCATGTGTATCATAATCTGCACGTAATGTATTTGCTTCTGGACTATATAATGTGAACTGACTAAACGATAAATCACTTTGGGATTTGAGTGATTTTACAACTTCATCAAGGGCGGTTAACGAATTTTTCAAGTAACCTATCCACTCCACATTTGATGCAACCGTTGCTTCTAGTGTTTCAATTTTAGATTCCGCTGCGTCCAATCTTATCTTAATAGAGTCATCCACTACCTTAATGTCTTCTGTTATTTTGGTCTTAACTTGACTCCAACTAGGTGCATCAGTATCATACAATGCATCACCAACATCCTCTACTCTAAGTCCACCACAAAACACAGAATTAGAATTCACACCGAATTGAAGAACATTGCCTCTATCCGTATTATAGAATGTAAGCCCTTTAGCGTAGATCTTAGCCCAGTTCCCATCGTCTGTGATAACAGAACCACCAGTTGAAAGTGTGATACTTTCAAAACTAGGATTAGTTGGCATTGTAGGAACATGATCGTCTACGTAAGTTTTTACTTGACCAAAACTAGGAACATCTGTATCATTCTGAGCAGTTCCATAATTCGAAATTCGTTTACTATCGAAGTCCATACCGAACCCGTTGATACCACATGTGAAGTTCGAAGCCATTATCGTAATGGCAGATGGTGTGTATAATTCCATACTAGAACCATTCATACCAGTGTATGATGTACCATCATTACCATAATAGATTTTATCCGACCCGAATGATACTCGATGACTTTCGCTCTCTTTTATTACAAGATTACCATCTATTTCTTCAATCGTGTTCCCTTTTGATAAGTATACACCTCTAACGACAGTAATGTCTTTATCGCCCAAGTTCAAACTATTTGGACTGAAAGAAAAACTTTGATCACCAACGTCTATGTTTATGTTGGTTGGGTTCTTTAGTGTTGGAGTTGTTACACTATTGAATACAGGATCAGTTGGAATATCTCCACCACCGCTAAACAAAGAAGCGTTTGCTAAGTCACAGTCTAAGAAGATTTCATTATTATCTAATAGAACACCAATTGGTCTGTCAGTTACAGTCCACGTTAGAGATCCATCTATGTCGAGATAGAAATAGTCGCCTGTTATTTGGGTAGTTGGTTCTTCCAAGAACGCACCCACGGTTGGGTAAGTACCAGAAGTAGCAACCTCAACCAATTCACCATCAGTACCAATTGACACCGATACTCCAGTAATGTATCCTGTTCCATCTACAGTTTTAACCAGAGGAGGAGCATTTTCAGTTTCAGACTTTATGATTATAACTGCATGTTTAGCAGTGATTGAACCCGAAGCTACTGCTGGATACTGTTTATCTACTGAGATGAATACACGGTCATCGTAACTAAACGAATGGGTATTATCATATGTGTTGATTGTTGGTATCTTTAATGTATTTTCTTCTGAGATGAAAGCTTGGTCTAATTCTAATGTAGTTGCGAAACCAGTAGTTGTGCTACCATCTTGGTTGTTACTTTTGAATGAGATTCCAGCAGTTCCATCTCCGCTAGGAATAATTACAGAAGGAGATACTACTGTGCTACCGTCTGATTTCGAAATTGTTGTTACTAAATTATTTGAGTTTATTGAGTTTGTGATTGACACAACGTCAGCTGCGCTTGCTCCATCTTTACCAGTAAGACCGACTAAACCACCGACAACATTTTGCCATGGGTCTGATACACCAGTAATGTAAGCATAAGCTTCGTTTTTGATTGTTAGTGGAGCACCTGTTAGGTCGTATGTTCCGATTTCACAAACCTTACCAGAATTCATTAGACGTGTCAACTCAGAAGAGTGGTCGTCAAAGTATCTTATCATTTCTAGTTTGGTAGTGAATATTGCTGGACGCTCATGCGACAACGGAGTACCTGTAATTTGGTCGAATCTCAATCCGAAGATTGAAAACCCACCAGAAACAGTTCCGCTTCCTGAGATACTACCGCCAGCACCACTAAATGTTGTTTGGGGATTTCGTATCATGACTTATATCCTGTATTCCATAAAAACGTTAACCAATGTATTTTCACTTGTGCTAACAAGTTTAAATCTTAGATTGGTATAAAGAGTTTCAAAAACACCACCGTCAGTTTGGGTGATGTCTAAATCGTTAGATGTTTCTAAACTTACAATTTCAACCCACGTGTTTCCATTTAAACTACCTTCCAAGATACCAGTTGACTTTGCAGCACTGATTTCATTATTAGCAATTAGTTCAATAGAAAATTTAGTGGTTTTAGAAGCATTAAACGATCTCGAATACACAGGAGAGTCAATGACACTACTATGTGATAATAGTTGGATCATTTTAAATTCCTTGTATGGGGTCTATAGAATTCCGTTCTATAGTTTTATTTATGGGTGATCTTTCGACCACCCATTAGTTTTAACGCATTCCAACTAACCCAACGAAGCGTGAGTACTTAGATTTACCAGCAAGGTTAATCCAGTCATCACCATCGTATAGTTGGTTTTCGGTGTCGTCAGTTGCTGAATATGGGTTTGTTGATAGACCGTATCTAGCAGTAGCTGTGTAACGTGATTGCATGTCACTAGGATCTACGACAACTTGGTATGTACCAGCTTCGTCAACATCAACATATGGACTATAAAATAGAGAACCAATTTTCTCAAGTTCATTTGATTCTTGTGTTGTTCCTACTACAATGTAATCGAATTTTGTGTTAGAATCAATGTATACTTTGATTCCGTTAGTCAGTACTCCAGCATACAAATTAACCATGTTAGGGTCACCACGCATCCAACCAGAAGCACTTAGCAAAGCTGCTATGTTTGGAGTACATAGAACATACGTACTTTCGAAAGTAGTTTCTCCCAATATACCATAAGCCATATCACTCACGATACGATAAACTTGACGCGATTGTGTAGGATCATCGGCAAGAGCAGTAACATCCAAAATTCCTTCTGGTGTAATTGCCGAAACATGACGCTTAGAAACTGTTTGTAGTTTCTGTACAATGTCTTTATTGATTTCTTCTGAGATTGTTGTAGCCAGCATGTCGTATACGATTGCAGAACCATCTAACTGATTTGAGTTCAGATTGGAAATCAATTCATCGGTAACTTGTGTTTTATACTTACGTGTTCTAGTATCGACTGTCCATCGGTCTAGAGAGAAGTCGATTTCTTGAATCTTATCTCCACGCTCGTGGTAATCGACAACCGCAGCATCCGAAGCTAGTCGGATTATGTTTTTCATTAAGCATACATGAACTTTATCGGTAAGCGTATCACCATTTTCGTCCATGATGTTAGAATCTAAGATTGCTTCAAATACGTCAGTACCATAAACAAAGATATCACCAGTCTTGACACTTGAACTTGCTTCTGTTATCTTTGTAATTGCAGTACGGTCGCCGTATTGACCAGCATACGTAGCTTGTGTAACGAACGTCATATCACCAGCTTCGTTCAAGTAACGAAGACCGTATAACGTTGCAGATGGTAATTCTGTTTTCTGGATTGCCACAAGGTCTTTATAAATAAGAGCATTTACGGCTCTGGTGACCGATAAAAGTTGTGGTCTACCTTGAGCGACATTACCAGTTAATGTAGATTCCATGACTAAACTGTCAATGTTTAGCTCGATTGATTCATCTTTCATCTTGGTTTTCCTATGTTGTAATAACAGTATTTAGTGGTGGGAAAAGCACCCAGAAGGGGTGCTTTTATTCTTGGAGTTACCCAAGAAGATCCACATTTAGTTAGGCTTAATCTGTACTCATCATTTCTATGTTTCCATTGACATTACACATCAATCAAAAGTAACATCTGAGTCAATTTCAAACTTCAGCTTAAAGATACAGTTGGTTCCTACGCATTGTCTTGCTGGTTTTTAAAGTTTTATAGCTCATAATCACATCACCTATTAAATAGGTAAAGCGTCAACTTTAGCAGATAATGCAGACACCAACAATTTTAGATTATCAATCTCGGTAGTGTTTCCGTTGATTGCTTCTTGATGTTCACCTAAAAC